CGCAAAGCAGTTGAGAGGGCCTTCGAACGTCATGGCGCCGGCGCCGGCGAATTTTTGAACCCAAACAAGGGGGATGCTGTGAAAAACTATCCCGGCGATGAGATCGCAGATCAATTCGAGAAATTTCTACAAAATCAACGGAAGGCGCTTGAATAATGGCATTTATTGGTGATAACAAACAGCAGACTGTCGAAGGTTTCATCTCTCGACTTCACTTTAAGGTCAATATTGATAATGAAGTCCAGCGACGATCTCTTAATAATTCGAATTCAAAATTTGCCAAATGTTTAAAAGACTTTAGGTTTGGTGAGGCAGTAGCTTATGGCAAAATCGATACCCAAGGAATCCCTGTTGTTCTGGATCCAAGCAAAGATCAGTCAATTTTACGCAGAGTTGGCCTTTCCGATGAAAATGCAGGAGCCATGGCTGTTAATTTTGTTGCAGACGCTTTCGCAGATATGGAGAAGTACTTTAAGGCCGCCCGCCAAAATGGAAAAATAAAATTGGACGATCCATATTTGTCAGTACCAACACCCAAGCGGGCCTATGTTAGTTTTGAAACTCTCAAGAAAAGTACTAGAACGGGCGCCTATACAGATGGCTGCTTACAGTATTTGTTTGCAATGGAGGCAACCACCGGTAACAACATCGGCACGTTTGACGTGTTTATGAGGAATTTTCTTCAATATGTAGATACAGTATCTTTCGTTTTTCCGTTTTTAAAGCCAGAGATGGTTAAACATAGATCGGTCCCCATGCTCACAACGGGCCTTGTGATTGAAATAGCTGAAGGTGATTTTTCAAAAGATAATCCGATAGATCTCTTATTCTACAAGAGTGACAATTTTGATTATTACTTGAATGTAGCCATGAAGGTGGGATTTTCAGTCGATAGGAATGCCCCTTGGCGACTTGTGGCAGATCTCGGATCGCCCACAATGAGACAATATATGGCAAAGTATGGGGTTAGTAATGCACGCTCATTCTTTTCCATGTACTGCAGGCCTGCTAATACTAATGATTTTGAAGAATTTAGGGATTTCACTCTTAGATTGTATAACATGTATGTAGAAAGAAAAAACCGTAAAGCGAGAGGGGTCCAGCGAGGAAAACTGATTTTAACAGAAAGGTACAATTTCGAAAGAATGAACACCACCAAAGTACATCAAAGATACGGTCCTGATTATTTTATAAACAAGTATGTTGAGTTAAAGAATATTGAAAACAGAAACTATGTTGGGAAACGAGAGCTTGAAGTACTAAAGGTAGAAATAGCCGAAATTGGAAAACTAAAGATACCCGAGTTTGACAGAAACAACAGGATATCCTCTTTGGTCGACGCTAAGTTTAAAGGCTTAAGAGGAAGAGGCACTCTGGCAGATATGCAGAAAACATTAGTTGACAGAAGCAAGATGAAGTGATATACTGTTATCAGAGGCAAAAGTGTATTTTCAAACTTTAGACGATAAATCAGAATGTGTTGGTGTCTATGCGAACGGTAAATTAAATTTTGATGAGATTCCGGCTGACCTAACAAGAACATGGAAATTTACCGGCTCCATAACGGCCGATCAGATTGAATATGCGTGGTTATATTGTGGTGGTAAGTCATTATCGCAAGTATGCCCTCCGGAGATCAAAGAGGACCTAGAGGCCGCCCAAAGAAAATTCAAGGCGTATTTAAAGTCTTTTAAACTAGCAAAAATTGATTTGAGAGCTTTTTGTTTTTTTGATTTGGTCCCTCATAATTTTTTGTTGGAATTTTGTGAAATTAGAAATAAGATAACAAAGTATGTTTTTGAGAATTATGAAAAGCCGGCAAATTATGCTCATTTAGACAATGCCTGCAAGTTATTGCATAAGATAAAATTCCAAAATTTAAATATCAACAATGAAGACTGTCGCCACCTTTTTGTCAGCACGATAGACAGGACGGCGGTGAAGAAGATTATAGCAGGATCTCCGTATATAGACTATAATTTATTTGGCACAGCAACAGGCCGCTTAACCACAAAGCCGGAAACTGTGCCAATATTAACAATGAAAAAAGAATACAGAAAGCTTATCAAGCCGAAGAATGATTGGTTCCTGTCTTTGGACTTTAACGGTGCTGAAATTAGAACATTGTTAAGTATGAGCGACAAAGAGCAGCCACAAGAAGATATACATCAGTGGAACATCAACAATGTCATCGCAAAAAGCAATGTTTATCGAGAAGAGGCAAAAACTATCTTTTTTTCATGGTTATATAATCCAGAATCCAGAATAATCAACACTGATTATTACGATAGAAAAAAAGTCCTTGACAAGTGGTATGATGGTGAGTATATTACAACACCATTCGGAAGAAAAATCAAGATCGACAACAGGCGCGCCTTTAATTATATAATTCAAAGTACAACATCTGATATTGTGATCGATAGGGCCCTTGAGATTGACAAATACTTGTCGGATAAAAAGAGCTTTATATCACACCTCGTTC